ATGGTCAAAGAAGAGAGCGCTACTGATAAGTTATACTTTTGGGCTCGTTTAAATAGTTTAGAGTTTCACAACCCTTTACTCAAAACAGTTTCAGAGTATATGGGATCAACACAGAAAGAAAAGTCTTTTGTCGTAGAGCTATTCAAACCTGAATTGGATATCGTTTCGAAGATCATTAAAGAGGGAATGCACAAAGGTGAGTTTAATCCTGACTTAAATGCGGAAGAGACAAGTATCATTCTATTAGCACTCATATCCGGATTATTCGATACAGCATTTTTAGCGTTCAACACACAAGAAATTAAAGAGGCTCTCTATAAAAAGGCAATAGTACTGTGCTCAAAGGAATTTGAATGAACTAACAAACTATTTTTTGTTGGTCACCTTTGATCGCAGAAGCCAAATAATAAGCTAAACGTTATGAAAGTAATCGCTTTTTATGCTTTATTCAGTTTATCGTTTTAAATCTGTATTTTTCTAACCTACTTTCTGGATGAGAGAACTCTGTCTTCCAGAAAAATCTCCAATAAAATTCCCTTACACAACATCTTGGTCTGCATGAACATTCTTAAAAACAACACCAACATCTGATTCTACTTGTTAACGTCCAACTTATAAACGCTACTCTCCTACTGTTTTCCATTAGACGAATTTATCATTACCTTGCTCACTATCTCAATTACATATTCCACATAGCTAACCAAAATTAAAATCTTTTGCTGCACAGTATCCGTCTACTATTCACTAAAGAATGGCAAATTTCTTATTCCTCCCATTCAATAAACATAAATTAACAATGATTAGATATTTGCTATGTTTAAAATAAAACAAAAATACCCGGTCAAGGTGAATTCCACCCCAACCGGCATTTTACTGTTCTATTCAATTTCACACTCAACTTCAGTGTCATCGAGTAAAGTTACAATAATTTTTTCTCCTTTAAATACAGTCATCTTCTTGATCAGCTTAAAGTATAAATCTATATCAAATTCTGTTAATGTTGTAGCTTCCTTAAAAAGTTGAATAAACTGTTCCGTTTTATATTTTTTTAGAAGATCCTCGCTATCTTGCTGCCTCCACTTATTTATAAAGTGATCTTTGTTTTCTAGTATGGCGTTAGTTACATTGATAAAGGCTTGGTATAAAGTTCTATCATCTATATGCTTATTCTCACAGCTCTTTTCACCTTTAATTTTGTATTTTTTGTTGCATCTCCATATTTTTCTTCGAAACGTTTCGTTTGTAGAGTTCCAAACCTTCCTTCCAAATGGGCTGCCACAATGGCCACATATAACTCTTCCTGCAAAAGGATTCTCAACCGTAGCATAATCAACTTTTACAATCCCATGTTTCTCTGCAAAGGCCCGCCTTCTCTCCATCTCTAGCTGTACCGCTTCCCACATATCTTTTGGGATGATTGCAGGATGACTTTCTTCAACATAGTATCTTGGAATTTGGCCGGTATTTTGTACTCTCTTTTTCGTCAGGAAGTCGACCGTATAAGTCTTCTGTAGAAGAGCATCCCCTTTATACTTCTCATTGCTAAGCATCTTTCTTATGCTGCCTTCATACCATTTGGCTTTGCCGTTCCAGTTTGGTATATTCTCTTCCTCCAGTTCTCTCGCTATCCTATTTGGCCCTTTTCCATCCAGATAGTCTTTATAAATCCTTCTAACTATCTTAGCTTGATTTTCATTAATGATAAGGTTGCCATCCTCGTCCTTGTCATAACCAAGGAATTTGGTATGATTCACCGCTACCTTCCCTTGTTCAAACCGTCGCCTGATTCCCCAGGTAGAGTTCTCCGAAATAGATCTACTTTCATCTTGGGCAAGACTTGAAAGGATACTTAACAAAACCTCACCCTTGGCATCTAACGTATTAATGTTTTCTTTCTCAAAAATAATACCAATCCCTAGATCCTTTAGCTGCCTCACAAAATTCAAACAGTCTAGAGTATTTCTTGCAAAGCGCGATATAGATTTGGTTATAATCATGTCAATTTTTCGATTCTTACAGTCTTTAATCATTTTATTAAACTGTTCACGCTTCTTCGTGTTGGTTCCTGAAATTCCTTCATCTGCATATATCCCTGCAAGTTCATAATCCGGGTGGTTGGTAATGTAAGATGTATAATATTCTACCTGGGCCTCATAACTTGATAACTGTTCTAATTGGTCTGTCGATACTCTGCAATAGGCTGCCATTCTCTTTTTCTGTGGCTCTAACTGTTCTGAGTTGTTCGGATTGGTTGCCATTGCTGGAATAACTGTAATGTTTCTTGCCATCCTCTATAACCTCCTTCACAGTAGTTTCTTCTTTTATATTGAGCCTTCCAACAACCTCATCATCAATCGATGTTCCTGAACAGGCATTCTTTCCATTTTTAATATAATTGCTGCATTGCCATACAATTTTTCTACATGGAAGTTTGCTATTCCAAGTTCGCCTTTTTAACGTTGAACCACACTTTCCACAGATCAACTTTCCTGTTAGGGGATATCTTTTTTGGTACTTTGTTGGATCTCCCACGTTCCCCTTAGCTTCAGCCCTAGACTTCATCTCTTTTTGAACTTCATCCCACATTTTTTCTGAAATAATCGGTGGATGGTTTTCTTCAATGTAATAGCTATCCACTTTACCATTATTTCGAACGGTTCCTCTCCTTAAATGGTCTGGGGTGTAGTATTTCTGTAATATGGCGGCTCCTTTATATTTTTCGTTTTTAAGAATATTCAAGATTGTACTTTCCTGCCATTTCCCACCTGCCACTGTTGGAATGCAATCTGCATTTAATTCTTTAGCTATCGTAAAGGCTCCTTTCCCCTTTAGATAATCATAGAAAATCCTCCTGACGATCTCTGCCTCGTTTTCATTTATTACCAGTTCCCCATGTTCGTTTTTATCGTAGCCGAGAAACCTATTTGTGTTTATCATTAGTTCCCCTCGTTCAAACTTTTTCTTTATTGCCCATTTGGTATTCTCACTTATATTTTTACTTTCTTCCTGGGCAAAAGAAGAGAGGACGGTAAGCATTAACTCTCCGTCCCCTGAAAATGTATTGATATTCTCTTTTTCAAACCTTATTTCCACACCTATATTTTTAAGGTCTCTAACAGTTTGTAGCATCACTGCTGTATTTCTTGCAAACCTTGAAATGGATTTAGTAATGATAAGGTCTATTTCACCTTGATTTGCGTGTTCTAACATTCTTTTAAACTCTGGGCGATTTTCAGTAGTTCCACTAATTCCCCGATCTGCAAACACCCCAACAAATTCATACTCTGGGTTTGCCCCGATCATTCTTTCGTAATAACTTATTTGGTTTTCTAAAGACTCGCCTTGTTTCTCATGGTCAGTTGAAACTCGAGCATATGCACATACTCTTTTCTTTGAATCTTTCTTTACAGTAGGCTCTATGATTCTTACTCGCATTGGAGGCCCTCCTTTCTATCAATTTGGTACTAACATATATCACTCTGAAGGCCTAAATAGTCAAGTTAATAGAGCCATTATTCATATTTGATAAAGCCATCAAACCCAGCTGTTTTAAGTTTTTTCAGCAATGACTCAGCATTCCCTTTATTAGCAAAAGCCCCTACTTGTACTCGATAGTATTTCTGCGCACTTGAGTTTGCCGTTCCTTGAGTATAGCTTTTGATGACTTTAAGGGCATCTTGATCAATCCAACTCATGATTCCCGCTGATTCTTTCCCTGTCTTTTTATCCACCTTCTTACCAAGAAGCACGCAGGTCTTACCCCCTTTTACAACAGGATTTCCCGTTGAAACAACCTGTGTCACTACATGATATGAATCGGTTTTGACCCAAGTAGGAATGGTGGCTCCCCCGGGATAATAAGTATTTGCTGGTGCCTTCACTTCCACTAAGTCTCCTACCTGAATCCCTGATGGTAAATCCGGTGATTTATTTAATGCGGCTCTAACTGCAGCTCTAAAGGAATTCATACTTTCACCATGTTTCGGAAACCAATGCATCACATCTGCATGATTGCTTGCAATTCTTTTATTGGCTCCTTCAGAGTGGCAAATGATATCCTCTTCTGTTAAATCATATTGTCGGCACAGCATCACACAAAGCTCCACCGCATTCAGCCAAGCCTTCCTAAAATAGGCTTCATTCTTTGAAACATTGTAGCCAACCATCGCAGATCCTTTCCCATAAGAAAATCCATCTGGCTCACAAATTTCAAAACCAATATGCGTATTATTCGCCGATCCACCAGCATGCCAACCACGATGATTCCAAGGTAAGTATTGCCACACTCCTTTATCATCAACAAACGCATGAACAGCAACCTGTCGATTGGTTTCACCCGCTTTGTAGGATTTATTCCAACGACTAAACCAATCGGCAGCCATGACACCCGGTGTTGCAGTGGAATGGACCATGATCCCTTTAGGAGTAATCTTCCTTCCAGCTGTAAAACAATCATTTCTGGTCATATACTTAACGTTTAGTTCCATTCTCATCTTCTCCCTTCGATTTTCCATGCAACTGAGCTAAAACATCTTTCAGTTTTTGTGGTACTGGAAGTCCAATTCGTGTGGAATTTTCTATAATGCTAATTCCTTCATTGGAAAGATAAAAAAAGATGACGGCTGTGCGGATGACACTTCCCTCACCAATCAGTCGGCTGTCAATGATATGAGCAATCCCGACAAGTATAAAAATAAGTATCTTCTTGAAAATCCCTCGTGCACCAATTTCACTTGAAAGCTCTTTATTGATGATCGCCACCATAATGCCGGTAATGTAATCCACAATGACAAAAATAATGAGAGCATATAAAAATCCATCAAGTCCCCCAAGGAACCAGCCCAACCAACCGCCCATTGCAGCAATTACTGTTTGTACAACTATCCAAAACTCTTTTATTGCCATGTTTCTCCCCTCCTCTCCAACCTGTACTAATCTATATAAAAAGACGCCTGTGACAAGAGAGCCACAAAGCGCCTGTATTTTCGTTATTTAATAGGGTGCATAATACACATAACCACTAGCTTTCACATAAAACCCGTCACCTGGTACATAGATAGCCCCGCCAAATGTATCTGAATTGGTTGTTGTGAATCCCGGTTGTTCGATTCCTTCCCAAGTCAGTCCATCAGCTGAGACATACAGCATGCTCTCATTAAATAAAGCATATTTTCCCCAATCTTCCATCCAGACGATGTTTTCTGGATTCGGAATGTTATTATTGGCGAGATCCCCGACATGAGATAAATTGGTTTCTGTAAGTTCGGTCGCACTGTCGTTCATTACACAAAGATTCACATGAAAGATACCGCTAACATAGCGATATTTCATTACAAAAAGCTTATCGTTTACCGAACGGATATACATATAATATGTATTTAAATCCTCTGGAATGGTAGTGGACCAAGAACCAGGGCTTGAGGTGCTTGCTGCTGCAATAGAACGATCTCCACCTACAACACCAACGAATCTTCCTTTATGAGTGGTCATGTAACTAAAAATAGGAACCGATGAACCATCCGCTCCTACCAATGTCCAAGCCGTTCTTTCTGTTAACGAATCAAAACTATAATACACCGGCGACTTATAGTACCACCAGCTAACGACTCCAGAACCAATACTAGAATCATAGGCCCCTGTGGTCATGGAGTTTTGTGCTCCCTGACAGTACCCAGCGTTATGCCAAGTGATGCCGTCAAAAGAAGCAATGATATTAGCAAGCCCTACTATCTTTGCTAAAAACACTCCACCACCAGCATACAAAATTTCTGGTTGGCCATAGCTCCACCAAGGGACATCGACCACTGTCCACTCCCCAGTACTCTTATTGAAATAAGACATATACGGGGTTTTCGCATAATACACCGCAACCTGTGCATTTCCATTATCGTACACGTTAATTTGCTTTTCGCTGCCATACTGGGTGTAACCAAAGTCGTTAAAATATTTTCTTTGCCAGCTTAAGGTGGGGATGGGAAGAATTAGTTCACCTCTACCACCAAAAGCGGCCCAAATCGCTAATGTATTATTGAAATTCCTTTGATAACTCATCCTTCCACCACCTTTTCAATTCCGGTAATTCTACCACTGCTATCTGTTGAATAGTTGTAACTTGCTGTTTCTCCATCCGCATAGACGATATCAAACCTTGCAGCATCCACTGTCAAAGTCGATACTTCTTTTAACAACAACTCCGAAAAGATTCCTTCCAAAGTAATGCTTGTGATTCGTCCGTTACTATTAGCTGTATAACTATAATCAGCAAAATATTGATGTGTATCCCCTTTTTCAACTTCATAGGTTACATGAATTATGGTTTCATCAATCGTCAAATTCTTTACTATCGTATAAGAAACCCCAAGTTGATCCATTTGATACTGCAGTCCATTCACAGAACTGCCCACATCATTCAGCGAGCTTTCCACTTTATTCATTGAGATTTCAATGCGGTAAAAAGTATCAGAAATGCTAGGCTTGTATCTCCCAACCTCAACCTGGATGTTGTAACGATAGAAAGGGTTATATTCTAAAGAAATGATTCTCGTTTTTACATCAATTCCTAATGGCCTAAATACAATATGTACATTATCTCCAACTGCTAGATTTAAAAGCTTGAAGAATGAAATATTATAAGAGGATGCATTTTCCCTTGAATCATGGGAAACCGATACATCCGTAACGTTTTTTGAATCCATGACTGGCTGATATATACTACTACCACGATGCTTGCGAATGTTAATCTGGTAGCCGTCGTATTCAATCTCTCCACCTAAAATGGCTATATACTGCTTAAGTGCTGCCCTTCTTGTCACTTCCTGATTAATTTTCATCGTACAGGTTTCTGTAAAATCTACGATTCCTGCAGAAAAGGGAGTCCCTGAAAGTATCTGGTTGAGTCCAGCTTTGGGGTCTCCCGTATAATCAAATTCATCTATATTAAAAGCCTCATCATTTAACAAATATGATATGTGCTCGCAAGTTACTGAGCAAACCGGAAGGCTACCTTGTAATGACTTAGAGATTTGAACAAGTTCAAAATACTGATCGTTTAGCTTAGCCAGCTGTTTGGTTTTCAAAGCAAGGGCAGACTTGGCTAGAACCGTAAAAGAAAGGGTGAATTCCCCTTCAAGTGTTTCTCTTAAACTCGCTGACATCACTTTTCGGACTGTTTGAATCAACGTACTTCCTGCATAGATTTCTATCACCAACCTGCCCTCCTTTTACGATCCTGCAACTCCTAAGTTTCTGACGGTTACTGTATTTTGATTCCATTGAAGTTGGGCTATGACCCTAGTTAATACATTCCCGTCAATCGTTAGCGGAATCGTGACATCAAATGCTGCACCGCTCTTTCCACCTTCAACTCCAGTGACTACGCTATCCATATTTAAATCAAAATCAGTAGGAATAGCGCCTTCCATTTCCTTTTCTACATTACCCATGGCATCTGAAAAACCGACACCAATCCCTTCACCCATGTTTTCACCAATCCCAGCAAACACTTTCGAAGGAGAGCGGATTCCGAGAACCCCTTTTACACTGCTAACAATTCCACCTACGAAATTACTAACCTTGCTTTTGATCCATCCAATCATGGAAGAAATCCCGTTCCAAAGACCACGAACGATATTCACCCCAACTTCTCCAATGGAGAGTGCTGCTTTACCAATTCCAACTATAATTGCAGAAACAATCTGTGGTAACTGGCCCACAAGTTGAGGTATTGCTCTGATTAGCCCCGCTGCCAATTGAATGATTAAGGTAATTCCCATCTCGACTACTTTTGGGAGATTACCAGTTATAAAATTAATGATGGATGTAATAATTGCGGGCAGTGCTTCGATTAATCGAGGTAAAGCATTGATAATTCCTACAGCCAAACCTTCGATAATTTTAAAAGCTGCATCTAAAATCATATCGAGATTATTGATGATCGTTTCAACGATTAATAGAATGGCAGAGACAATGGAAGGAATAAGATTAGGTAAAGCCTCACCTATTCCGGTTGCAAGCGTAACGATCATTGTTAAAGCCGCTTCGATTAAGGCAGGAAGATTAGCAATGATGCCATCTACCAAACTAAGAACAAGGTAAAGTGCCCCTTCTGTAATTTGAGGTAGAGCCTCGATAATCCCTTGGAGTAGAGTCGTCACGATTTGCATGGCAGAATCAATGATCATTGGGAGGTTTTCTACAATTGCACCTATTAAGGACATAATTATTTGAAGTCCTAACGTAACGAACTGAGGCAATTGCTCTGTGATAAGTTCTGTAATACCAGCCACAGTTTCTCCTATCACTTCTGCAATTTTCTCAAAATCTCCATCCGCTTCATTAATCCCATTCGATAAGCCAGAAAACAAGTCCGTAATTCCAGCAGAAACTTCACTTACTGCTGGTAGAAACACCCCTTGCAAGGAACGTTTTACGCCTTCAATTCCATCCGTTAGGTTATCGTATTTGACCTCTGTTATTTGAGCCAATGCATCCCCACTCGCAATGGTACTATCTTTTATTCCACCAAGAACTGGTAGTATACTGGCTTCTAAATCTTCAAACTGTGTACCAAATAACTGTACACCAATTGTGTTTTTAAGAAGTGGATCTTCAATTTCTTGAAGTTTTTGAATGACACTAAAGAATGCAGCATTAGCTGTTGCTCCACCTTGGGCAAACTGCTTCGTCATTTCTTCTGCATTAAGCCCAAGAGCGGTGAAGGCTTCCATACTTGACTTACTTCCGTCTTTCGCTCGGATGTTGAATTCCTTAACAGCATCTCCGACCTTATCAATACTGAAAGCACCACTTTCCGCTCCAGCTACTAAACTAGCGATAAACTCATCTGCACTAAGGCCAAGTGAAGCATATTGAACGGAGTATTCATTCAAGGTATCCAATAAATCTCCATTTTTATCAGCTCCGTTTTGAGCACCGGTTGCAATGATGTTATAGGCTTCATCAGCTGTGATACCAAAGTTTTTCATGAGAGCACTTGCTGCTCTAGCAGATTCTTGCATATCGAAGTCAAAAGTATCCCTCAAAGCAAAACCGGACTCGGTGGCTTTTTCTAGTTCTTCACCCATGAGTCCGGTTATCTTTTGTACCTCTGAAATTCCGACTGCGACATCATCCAAGCTGTCACCGAAATTATGCTTGTACACGTTTTGAGCAACCTTACCCAATTCTTCAAGTTCGGCACCTGTTGCACCTGTTGAAGCAGAAATCTGGTTGACGGCCATGTTATACTCATCACCAAGTTTGATTAGGCTGGCCCCTGTAGCGACTGCAGCGGTCCCAATGGCGGCTACTGCTGCTCCGATGGTTGCACCGATTCCTTTTAAGACACCACCGAGCTTTTCGAATCGACCAGAAGCATCTTCAGTCTGATCCGCTGCATTCTGTACTTCATCAGCAAACTCCTCAACTTCTCCTTCAGCATCATTGAATCCTTCATTCAAATCTTGGATGGCTTGATTGTTATTCTCAAGTTCCCGCTCCATCTTCATCAGTTCAGACTTGGCGTTATTCAGTTGAATTTGCCAATTTTGTGTTCGTCTATCATTCTCTCCAAATGAATCTGCTGCGTTTCTAAGTGCCGCCTCTAATGTACCAATTTTGTCCTTTTGTACATCAACTGACTTTGCGAGTGCTCCGTTTCTTGTAGTTAGTGCCTCAATGGATTGATCCTGCCGATCAAATTGGGCGGTGACAAGTTTCATTTCACTTCCTAATACCTTAAAATTTTGATTGATATCTCTCAAGGCATTTTTGAAGTCCTTCTCGCCTTCCACACCGATTCGAAGTCCAAAGTTATCAGCCACGACTCTACCTCCCCTCTTTTAAGGCATAAAAAAGACACCCTTTAAAGAGTGCCCGCCGCTTCGTTACAAATAGTACTTAATAATTAATCTTGAACCATATCCTTTTGTTTCAGTATTACCAGACTTAGGATTTGGTAATTGAATCACTTCATCGCCAGGTTTCATGCTTTTATACATTGCATTACAACAACTAAACATTCTAGCATTTTTCCCTTTATAATCCCCCATCATTTTATGGAGGGTACCACTACAAATTTCAATACTACTTTCCCCACATTCCCTTGCATCTACCTTCAGCCTATCAATCTCTTTCACAAAATCCTCAAGCTTTGGAATCTCCATCACTACATCTCCTTCCCTTTTTTCGGATTGTATCACAAACACTTTTTTGTAAGTCAAGACAGTGACTGTATATTGTGATTAGTGTTGTGATAATAGAAAAGACTTGATATAGCAACAGTTAAGGTTCTTTTAGGCCCTGTAATAATATTTTTATAAACCCATAGGAATCACATCATCAATCGATACTTCCATCAACGGCTTAGCAATTCCGGCAAACTGCTTATGACATTCCCATAAGTCCATTAAATACCCCATTGGCATGAGCCACACTTCTTCTTCACTTCGATTTAACTGAGCGGTGCCATAATAAATAAGTCGGATAAACAACTCTTCATCGCTTACCCGACTTCCACGTTTTTTGATGGTTCACTCTGTATATGCCGTTTTGTGCCTTTCAACATGCTGGCCATAATCGCATTCTTGTACTCTGCCAATTCAAAAGGAGTAGTCAATAATTCAACTTCATCCTCTTTCAGTATATCCTTTTTATCCTCTTTATTTTTCAGATTATGAATCAGGATTGACTGATTGGCTAGTAACGTAATGAGCCAAACAATTTCATCCAGAGCAAGTTCAAAATCCTTTGAGTTCATCAGCTTTGTTCCAAGATTCTCAAGACCGCCATACCTTTTTGCAATTTCTTTTGTCGCCTTGGTTGTTAAAATCAATTTGTATTCAACATCCCCAATTTCAATCACAGCACTTCTTTCCTCCGCTGCAAAATCAACATCTACAGTTGTATGTTCTACTTTGTCATTCGCCAATGTTCATCATCCTCCTTTACGATACGGTTACCGTAGCCACGTTCGTTTTGACAGCACTAGCACCCACAGAACTCAACACACAGTAGTAATAAGAGCTTCCTGCAATGAGATCCGTTGGGATATCAAAGCTCGCTGACGTTTCCCCATTAATAGCGGTTCCACCTGTCGTGCTGTCGATTGTATTTTCATACCACTGATAAGTAACTGGATAACTAGTATTAGTGCTTGCAACCACTGACAGACTACCAGAAATGCTACTTGCCACCACCTCCGTTAAATCTGCGGGCTGAGTGGTGATCGTAATCGTTGGAGTCACTGGTGAAAAGTTAGGTTCGTACACAGAACTAAACCAATTCGTAATAGTTTCCTGGGCTACACCATTATCCCCTTCTGTGACCTCCGCCTTCCATGGATGTTTATTTTCAGTGTCCAGCTTATTTCTTCTAAAAACGGTACCTTCTATGGTGGGACTACTAAACGTAATTGATTCACCTTTTGTCGTAAGGTTGGTTGTAGGAATGCTAAAAATAACCCGATACAACCAAAAGTATCGATACTTCCCATTCGCTTTCTTAGCACGAAATCCAACCGCTACGGGATTTCCTCCATCTTCACTTCTCGAAACTACGACATTGTTGCTATCAATCTTACTTCCTGTTAAATCTTGTGCTGCGATAGAGCCGATATCATCAATTCCAAGAGTTAATGTCCCGCTGTTAAATTCCTTTACAATTTCTGATGCTCCATCATCCGCATAAAGAATGGCTTCAATGAGCTCCACACTGAGTTCTGCGGTCATGGCCTTTGCTAGTATTTTTGGAGTTCCATATGTTTCAATACCATTCTCATCTTCTGTGATCTTGGCATAAAATAAACGGTCCAATCCGATTGTTGCCATTTAATATTCCTCCATTTCATATTCTTTCAAGACATCAATGGCATAATGATGATATTTTGTATCATCTTCAAACCCAATATATTGTCGGTCTGTTATAGTTACATCTCCATTTAAAAGAATCTTTGTTAGCTGTCTTTTTAATGGTTGGTAATTCTTTTTCGTAAAAAGAGACAGCCGTGCTTCCTCGATAACGGAATGGGCCTGATTATCAGCAAAGAAATCCAACCTGTCTGACATAGGTGTAATTACGATGTACTCATCCGGCGGTTTCTTGGAAAAGACACCTGTTTCAATGGGAATGCCGATAGGTTCAAGTAGGCTATGCAAGTCCTTTAATAGACTCATAGTTTTTCAATCTCCTTATCCAATGCTCTCTCCATCGCATCCGCACAGTCTTTTCTGGTAGCGGACTTTGTAGGTTTTAACCAAGGTCTAGGAGGTTGGCCAGATTTCCCATACTCCAATACAGCTGCCTTCAAAGCATTTGAAACCCCTTTACTGTCCTTAGTTGTAGGAACGCCTACCCTCAAGTTCCAGTCACCTTTTGCATCTTGGACAGCCTTTGTCGTTTCAAGTGATGCTAATAATTCACCAGAAGATTGAGAAGGTTCTTTTGTTCCCTGCCCAATTCTGGCAGCTAGATTACTTTTTGCTTTCTGAATAACTGGTTCCGCTCCCTTTTCTAATACTCTCGGAACAATGTCATCAAAGTGACTGTTTAATTTAGCGATTCTTTCTAGAAAGTCATCCGGCATTTTTACTGCTGCTCTTGCCATAACCTCACCCCTTTGATCCTGTTATTTTTTCAGCTAACACTTCTACATACATGCCTCGCTCTTTAATATCCTCAACACTCAAAATGTTGTATATTTCATCCTTACAGCCAATGACTAAATCTGTGGTTAGCTCGAATCCCCTAGGTTTTCTAAAACGAAAAAGGGAGCTAGCCTCAGAGAAACTAGCCCGATTTTTCCAAGCTTCACTCCCATGACGACTTTCTTTATAGGCCCTCATGGAAGTTAAAAGTTGTTCATCTTTCGTAACAAAACCCTCAGCATCTTTGTTGGATTCTTCTTTAAAAATATCAATCGTGACATTCATTTTTCCCAAACTCATATGATCACGTCCTTATTAAGACGAAGCAGCATATTGACCACATTCCAGACCTGTTTACTCGCTTCTACATTGTCAGCAAAAAAGCCACCAGTACTACCATCCCGACTTTCATAAAAGTGGGACGACAGCATGATGACAGCTTGTTCGGTCGTTGGATGCATGGGATTTTCATTGTAAAAGCCATCGGATTTCTTTTGATAGCTTTCTGCATAGGAAACAGCGGCAGTGATGAATCCAGAAAGCAGAACATCGTCTTCATCATGGTTTAGAATAAGGTTTTGTTTTACTTTTAATAACAACTCATCCATCACTGCTTCCTCCCTTTATTATTCAGCATTCATCAGACCAGCTGCTTTAAGTTTTGCTAGCAGAGCGTTAAAATCGGCAACCAGGCTGGCAACATCTACAGCAGTACTATCGGCTTGGTTCGCCGCTGGTTTTGCTTCTGCGCCATTAAACAACAACTGACCACCCTCAACAATGTCTAGTGAACCGCCAATGACTGTCTTTTCCCCGCCTTGCTCGGTATAGTTCTTAACATTACTCATTCACTATCGCCTACGCTTTCTGTTGAAGTACTTTGATTGCTTCAGGCAGAATTAGCTTTCCATCTACCCGTTGCGTTGCCTTAAATCCAACTTGTCCCGTTGCAGCATAAAGTTCATTTAGTCGTTGGAAAGAACGACCTTGTCTATCAGCTACCCAATAATACCCGAAGTCCCCAAAAGCAATCGTCTTAGCCCCAGCTTCAACCGTTGGTACATAGGCAGAGGTTTTAACTGGACGATTCAGGATTGTATCAGGTTGCCCCGCTTGGATCGAAGGCTGCCATAGGTACTGGCCATTCCCATCTTTCAACTTTCGCATCAATTTAACAGTCGCATCATTCATAACAAAAATGGCCTTTTTGCGATAAGGTGATTTTAAGGAATAGAATAGGTCCATAATCTCATCCACTGAAACAGCGGTTGCTGAAGTGGAAGTAATTCCAAGTTCTGCTCCACCCGTTGCATTAAAAATGCCAGTCGGTTTTCCGGTACCATCTCCAACAAAGAAAGCTTCTTCTTCTCTGGCACCAATCCGTCTGGCAAATTCTTTTGCAATATATGATTCAAGATTAAATACACTGTCATTTAAAAGTTCTTCAGATACTTTAATCATAGTGGCAAGCTTATAGGCCCCAATGGAAACCTGGCCAAAGCTATCATCTGACTCTGGAATCAACCCTTCTTCATCCACCCATGATGCGGTTCCTTTTGAAGCAACAACCGGAATTTTCCGATCACCTGATGAAGTCGTAATGACCTTGGCTAGTGAACGGAAAATATTCTCTTCTTCCAAGGATTGAATAAGTGTTCTTTCAAACTCATCTGGAGCTAGGTAACCACCTTCTGAATCCGTCCCAACCTGAAGTGCATTCTTTACATCATAATTACTTTTGTTTCTCATTGCTTTCCAGAACGATTCTCTGTATTCATTAGTAGCTCGTCCAGTTTTTTGCCCCTCAACACCCGTTGGTTTTGATGTAATTGGTTGGTTAACTGGCTTGGATAGTTCTAGGTCAATGGCCTGTTGTCTTTCCAATCGGTCGATTTCCTTACCAAGATTAACAACTTCTGCTTCCATCTTCTCATAGGTGGAGGTATCTTCAGCGGAAAGGATCCCGTCATCTCCTCTTTTTGAATCAAGAAATGCTTTCGTTTGCTCCCATACTTTTGCTCGTTTTTCACGTAGTTCTAATACTTTACTCATCCAAATCTCCTCCTTAAAATTTCAAGAGGTCTAGCCTCTTGTCCAATATGGTGATATCTGTTCCTGTTTTCTTTTGTGGCAGTTTGTGTAAAAAGGAATTCACCACCGCCATCTTGTTATAAATAATCCCTTCATCCGAAGAGACTTGCTCACTCTCGTTTTGGAACAAAATCTCATCAGCAAAACCAAGCTCCACAGCCTTTTTGGAATTAAACCAACTTTCATCATCCATCATATGCGAGAGCTTGGTCCTTGAAAGACCTGTCTTCAGTTCATAAGCGTTGATAATACTTTCTTTTACTTCACTCAGCATCTGGATCGCCTTTTTCATTTCAGCTGTATCCCCAAAAGCAATGGTCATCGGATTATGGATCATCATCATAGAGACGGGTGACATATGAACTTCCCCACCTGCCATAGCAATGACTGAGGCAGCACTAGCAGCTATTCCATCAATCTTTACAGTTACATCTCCTTTGTAATCCATAAGCATGTTATAAATTTGACTCGCTGCAAACACATCACCACCGGGAGAATTAATCCAGATGGTAATATCTCCACCATCAATGTTTAGCTCTGACTTAAACTGTTTTGGAGTCACTTCATCACCAAACCATGATTCTTCAGCAATGACACCATCAAGATACAGTGTCCTGCCATCTTCGTTTTTTACCCAATTCCAAAACTTCTTCACGGTTTATCCCTCCTTGTACTTTTCTGTCCAAGCTCCTGCCTTTGACATATCAACAAAGTTTCCGTTAACTAAATACTTATCTCCACCTTGTTCTTCTGGAATCATGTTCATCTCTTCTAGCTCTCGGATGTCATTCGCTGACATTACTCCGTTTTGTCGCATGATTTGATAAAACTGTGCTCTTGACCCTGCATCTCCTCGGAGCCTTCCATTCAGGTTAAACTTGATAAAATACTCCTTCTTATCTGTTTCACTAAGCAGGGCCTTTTTCATAGACTGCTCAATTCTTGTCACCCAAGGCATGATCGTGTTATCTATGAAACTAATAGACTGGTGTTCAATATTACTGAAAGTCGCTTTATCAAGGTTTGCCACTAGATGAGGTGGAACTCGAAAGATTCTACAAATCTCCTCTGTTTGAAACTTCCTCGTTTCTAGAAACTGTGCTTGTTCAGGTGGAATGCCGATGCTTTGAAATTTCATCCCTTCTTCAAGTACTGCAATTCGATGAGCATTGCCGCTTCCTTGATAGACCGCATTCCAACTCTCCCTGATTTTCGCAGGATCCTTTACCACACCGGGATGCTCCAAAACACCACCTGGGTTTGCGCCATTAGCGAAAAATTTCGCACCATATTCTTCAGTTGCAAGCGCCATTCCAATTGCATTTTTTGCCATAGCAATCGGTGAATATCCAACTAGCCCATCAAAACCCAGCCCAGGAATATGAAGCACTTCCTCACTTCGAAGGATGACGGAACCCGTGTCTTTTCGGTATTCGTAGAAAAGTTCACCAGTAGATGTTCTATCCACCGACATCCGATCGGGCAGTAGAGGGTACAATGAAAGCACATTCCCCCGGCCATCGCGGATAATCTGTGCATAGGCATTTCCCCATAATAAAAGATGACTCATCAGTGTTTCCCTAAACACGAACGAAGTCATCTCGTCATTGGGCTCGTCATGGAGCATGTTATATAGATTATGTTCTAGCGCTTTTTCTTTTCCATTATCATTGTATCTGTATAGATGAATTGGGAGACTTGCGATGGTTTCCGCTAGAATTCTCACACAAGCATAAACTGCAGTGGTCTGCATCGCAGTTCTTTCATTGACTGTTTTCCCACTGGTTGTCCCACCAAAGAAAAAGCTGTAGGTGCTACCTAAAAGGCTATTCTTAGGACCGTCTCTTGATTGAAATAGTCTTGATAAAATCGGAATTCTTATAGTGTCCACCTCCTAAAAAGAACATAAAAAAAACACCCTTAATAGAGTGTTAGATAGTTTGTTTAAGATTTGATTTTGCTTAATGCTTCTTTTGCCATTTGTGCTGCTTTTGGTTCTTCTTTATTAATTCGAACAGAATCAACGATGTATTCCAGAGCATCAACCACTTTATTGCTCTTTATAATCCTAATTACAGCGTTAACTCGAGTTCTAGTACCGCCATAATCTTTATCTCTTCCTTGACTATGAAATACATCTCGAACAAACTCATTTTTAAAATCTTTATCGTTTTCTAATTCATTGAATTTGCTCAATATCAATGCGGTATATTCGCCAATAAACCATCCACCAGCAGATTCAATATTTCTTTTCAATGTCTTATCCTGCATTATTATCACCTCTAATGCAATTGTATCAAAATATTCTGCAGCCGGATTTAGCAATTTCAATGCTAACAACCGTTGTTAATTCACCATAATCAAGCATGGTTGCAATTAGTTCATAGAATCAAAATCCCTCGACCATCATAAACACTCTCTCTATTTTCATTCCTGATTGCTCGATCCAACGCCATAATCAAAGCTACGGCACCATCAATACGTTCTGTACTTTTCTCTTTATCAGGCTTGATATTTCCTGCGGGATCAGT